AGCTCGCAGTTGGTAGTAAATAAAATATTACATTTTTATGGTTTGCCTCATGGGCGCCCTTCGGGGTCTTACGTGTTTTCCTTCACGCCATCATAGTGATGGTTTTCTAATCTATTATTAAACAACTGAGCGAGTTGAGTGAAACATTAATTAAAACACTCCAGATTATCCATGCCTAGGGAATTAACTACCAAAGAACCTAGTTTTTGCATTGCCTTGTGCTTTGGGTTTTGCAGCTGTTCTGCGTGGCAAACGAGCACGTGCAACCATGGCACCAGCACCACGAGGTCGGCCTATATTACCCATATTAGAGTAATTCGGGAGAGTGGTAGCTGGTTCCTGGGTTTTCATGACAATGGAACTTAGGTTGGCAACCTGTTTGGTTAGTGCTTTGATGCCATTATCTTCTCTGGCAATCGCCTTAACAACAGGTTTCTTGGGGTCTTTACTTTTGGTGTACGTTTTGTTCTTTACACCGGCAAATTTTGCAGCTTTTTCAACGGCAGCTTCCTTCTCAGCAGGTTTAGAACTGAAAAGATCCTTCAGCCAGCCAACGGCAGTCGGTAAAAATTTGACAGCGGCAGAAGCGATAGAAGCAAGGTCATTTGCAGACGCAGGCAGACTATCAGGTCTAGCGTGAAATATTCCGACAGCCATTTCGATGGCCGAACGATCAGGTAGAGGCAGCAGTCTTTGAAAAGAAAGCAATGATGAGGAGCTACGGACTTGTAGCTCTAATCCGGTGAAAGTTTTGACAGTTATATAAGGCACAGAGGAAAGAGTCACCCCGGTTGTGGAAGGAATAGTGAGACCCTCAAATAATGTGTATGACCAATCTAGGTTGTTCCACACTGTGTCTGTGGCTAGTCCTAGAAGGGAACTGGTGGTTGAATTGTATCTTTGTGAATATAAAGGAGAGAAATTTACCGTGTTTCCTGTGTAAGATCGTAAAACGCAAATAGGCATTTCTTGTGGAATAGTGGAAGAGACAACTTGTCCGGTGATGTTGCCGACCCAAGGTTGAACGTCCCCGATAGGTTGTTGGACGACAAAAGCACCATCCTTAGCGGGTCTAGTGCAACCTTTGGGTGATGACACGAGGACGCTCGAAGCGTCAATTGGGAAAGCGCCGACGGAAACAGGTGAAGAACCATTTACTGAAAACAGTGCGTTAGAGTTGACGGTCAATAGCTGAACGTATGCTATGGACTGTGAACTAGAATGTGCATTACCTTGAGCGTCGTAGAGTTCGTAGCAATCATCATAACCTTTACCAGATTTACCTTTGGCAAATTTGATAGGGTCAATGGCGTTCAAACACCTAAACAATGATTCATGTTCAGAGGCAGGTAATCTAGCGAACAAATTGACAGAGGTATCTAACAATGTTTCCGGTTTAAACTTTGCCGATGTTACAGTGCCTTGGTTGTTAAAATCAGTGGCATTCAAGTAAAACGTGGTTGATTTGTAAGTTGTGCGAAAAGAAGAGCAATCGTTGTAGAAGTTGTCAAAGTTGTATCCAGCCATAGTGGTCGCCGGCGGGTTAAATTGATTGGTGATAGGTACGGCGGTTTGAGACATTGGTTGCAACCATTGATTGCCTGACAAAAAGAAAATCCAACTGCCGACGTATGCACCAGATCCAGTTAAAAACAGGATAGACGAAGGGTTGACGACAGTGGCAGTAGCACCAGCAACGCTGGTGTAAATAGGTGCGATGTTAATTTCGGATTTGACTTCCATTAACACCACATTAGGTTGACTGCAATCTGGAACACCTTGATATTCTTGGGGCATAGTAGTAGGTGGATGTGTGACTTTCTTCACGTATGAGGCACCAGCGGCTGTTTTAGCAACAATCGTTGCGCCGGCGACATTCATGACAGTTTTCTCTTCGGTAGTGGACGACATAAGAAAATTGGGAGGAGGACGAAATATAGAAGTAGGAGGAAGTAAATAAATATGAATAAAATTCTTAAATAAAGTAAGTATAAAACGAGATTCAATTGCAAAAGGTAGAAGTGCAATTACATAGTTAGTTCGTTGTTGTCGTGAGCGACAATATCGTACTTGACCGTGAACTTCGTTGTGTCAAAACTACTTTCAGAAAAAATTTTTAAAAAGTGATACAATACATTAAATTCCTCAGCATTAACATTGCACTGCCTATAATGGATGGCAAGAGCGGCACACCCTTCCCTCAATTGTTGTTGGTTGCGTATGCATTTCAGTCTGGCGACAGTCGAGATCTTGTACTCTTCGAAAGCCACCCTATCCTTGAAAATATGACCCATTGTCTTGGCGGCATATCGCAAAAGATCCGGACATAATCCATGTTCGGTTATTATAAAGCCTGCAAATTCTCCGATGTGGTCAAATTGTACTTTCAATTTGTGTCCGGAATCTATCACGAATGCGTACTCGTCTGTTTTATAAAAAGCATCACAATTGATCGCAGAGTCGTCGCCTTTGTACATTTGGGTGCAAGTGTTGGTAAACCTATACAATAAATTTGTGAGGGCACAGTTCATTAATGTATTTTCGCAAATAGTGAACGGATTACCAGAAAATTGTTTAGACTCTCCGGTGAGCATAGTGGAGCCATCTTTGTTAATGTGGCTCATTTTCCATTGTTTACGAAAGGTAGCCCACCACTTTAGTATATCGTTTGGAACGCCCAAATCGGCCAATATTTTCA